ATAGGTGGGCCTTCAAAATCTGGGTCTGGTTCAAGCCCAGTATATTCTGGCATCCCCTTTATATCAGCTTCTTGTTCTCTACGTTCTCTAAGCATATCACGTAGTCTTGCAGCATTCTCCTTCTTGTAAGGGGGGGGATTTTCATCTTGTGCTTCAGCAGCAGCCCTATCTTCCCTTATTCTCTCTTTCTCTCTCCAGCTTACACCACGGGTATCGGGAGTTGTTCTACCACCATAAGGAGCAATATTCATAGTAGATGGATGTACTACATCAGGAGGGTTTTTAATTGGGGACGGTTCAAAATTCCCCCATGATGTTTCCCCAGGTTTTCTTGGGAAGTTCTCAGGAGTATTTCTAGGGTCTGCCCATTTAGCGTCATCATCCCCTTCTACAGGAGCCTTAACAAAAACCATTAATTTTTTAACCTTATTGTTATTGGGCATTTTCATCCTCGTCATCATAGTCCCAATCATTGTCTATTTGTTTGTTATTACCTGTAGGACTATAACTGGCCCCAGGCGTATGCGGCTGTTTGTAAACTGGCCCCATACCAAAGGAAGCTTTTTCAACGTGTGTCACACCCGTGGGATGTAAGTTAGCAATGTAGTCTACCCCATCTTGAGCAAACCACATCTTAGACCCATCATTAGTAACTTGCTTAATTATCGGCGTTAAATATCCCTTTGACATCAGCCCCTGCACCCAATTTTTGGGGGGTTCAACATCTTTAGTTGGGTCATCATCAGGTTTACGATTATCTGCATATTTATCTAACTCCTCAGTAGTCCTCTCCTTCCTTGGCAGATAGTTATATGTATAGTCTTTATTTTGACCTCCTTTTAAGGGAGCGAACTCCATCATCTGCATGGGCATAGGAGGCATAGGCTGGGCCTCTGCTGATTCTCCCCCACCTGGGGCAGACCCAGTGCGTCCAGGGGCTTGATTCACGCCCTCAGGAGGAGCAGGGGCTTGTCCTGGCTGTTGACCAGATTGTGCTTGCTCTTCCATCATCTGTTGTTGTTGTTCCATTTGTTCCATCTGTTGCTTTTGCTGGTCAATTGCCATATCCATCTGTTCCCCTTGCTTTTCCATCATATTGACAGGCTTCCCGAATATCATAAACTCAGCATTTTCTACAGGAACTCCATCATCCTTTAACCGAATATCAAAACCTAAAGCAACAAACTGATTAGCTATTTGTGCCTTCTGTTGTGAGAAGCTAATACGAGTAGCTTCCGCTTTCTCCTCAGGATTAGGTAATTTCAGTCCCCAATCAGTTATACCAAAGGCTTCTAAGATTTGGGGGAATACTTTTTCATGGAACAGTCTCTGGTCACCTTCAACCACCCTACTCATAACAACTAATTGCTGAGTTTGGGTAGAGAGGCCACCAAAGGCTTCAGGTGCGCCCTGCCATGCAGGAGTTACACCCCACATAGCTGCTATCCGTTCCCGTATCTCTCCCCGTACAGGCAGATAATCCATCTCATTAAGAGTATGGAACAATCGTACCATGTCAACTCTGCCCCTATTATTACGAGAGGAGACAGCTACCATTGGTATATAGTTGGGGTCAAGTCTTGTTTGCGCTGCAATCTGTTGACGTTCTCTACGCAAAGACTCTGGGTCATCAGTAAACACCATCATCATACTAGCTGGCATTTTCCGTTCAAAGAAGTATCTATACAGATTTTTATCCATACCAATCAATGTTAAAGCTTTTTCAAAGATTGTTAAGATAGGACTCCATCCATAAGTTTCGCTTGGCGAGAACTTAGATAAATGAATGACTTCTCCATCCAAGAAGAACAAATGTTGATTCCGATGGTAATACTTATACATCACAGCTTGTAATTTTAGACCACAATCAGTGTTAAGACAGTCACCAGGGTCTTCTTTAACCTCATCCCGATGAATAGGACACAGGAAATGGGCATTTTTTGGCAATCCCGCTGCATCAAGGTCAAACTCCACTAATGCAGGGTTCAAGCGTCTAATTTCATTCACTTTAGAACGCATGGTTCCATCATCTAACTTTCTATATTCTTTCACTAAATATAAGAAAGCATCGTCAATGGCATTTAGGTCAAAATGAAACTGACGAAGCGTTTCTTCCAGCGATTGGTCAAAGATATTACAATCATCCATAAAGGAAACCAATCTTTTCTGCTGTTCTTTGTCAGGGTTTTCAACTAGGGGAACCCACTCAATTCCCCGCCTGAATACTTCCCCAGTAATGTGTTGTAATGGAGAACGCACCTCTTCAATTGAATATGCCAACATCTGTAAGTCCATTACAAGCTGTTGACGATAAGCCATTTGATGGCGTACCCATGTATTAACTACATGGTCTAGACCAATAGTAGGCGCACGGCCCGTTTCGCCATTCGATTTCATTAAGTCTAAGAAATTAATCTGTTCATTCAAATTAATGACAGTTTGAGCTAATTTGGGCACCTCAGGTAAATAATCCTGTAGTCTCATAAATTAATCCTTTGTCAAATTTTCTATGTCTGACATACTGGTAAGTTTAAGAAGAGTTTGCATTGCCATTTCTTTTAAAAGATACCCTTCAGATTGGGGCTTTTGAGGGACTGGGGGCAGAGTAACCACTACTTCTTTAGGTTGTGTTTCCAGCACCGCAAGTTTCTCCCGTAACGCAGTATTTTCCTCTTCTAATTCAGGATTCTCCCCAAAATTAGCGTTTTGCAAAACACCTAATCTAGCTGCTTCTTTCACTATCGCTATAAATGCCCCTTCAGTGATAACCATAACAGCTTTACTCGTATCTTCTATGTCATCTTCTGGCCCTAATTGAGCCAAATCCTCATGCCAAGTATCTAAAATACGCCATGTATTCGTCATATCATCTCTATTGGCTGTATATTGTACTTCCCTATCCTTTAGAAACATTCCTACCATAATAATCCTCCTTCCCCTACTTCTCTATTATATTATACTACATAATTTGTTTTTGTTACGAAATCTTACACGCACTCCACCCACACACTTTACAAGTTTCACAACCACTTTCTTGGACAATCAACGGAGACTCACAATCACATTTAGGAATTTCCCCCTCTAAATGCCCCGTCACTAATACCTCCTTCTCTCTACTGCCATTACGATATACTGTAATTCCTTTGCATCCTGTCTCCCAAGCTGTCATATAAGCTTCAAACACATCTTCTAAGGTAGCCTCAGACGCAAAATTAATGGTTTTAGATATGCCAGAATCCACATATTGTTGGAAACGAGCTTGCATTAAAACATGGTCTTCAGGAGAAATGTCTTGAGCCGTTACATACACCTCTTTAACCCAATCTGGAACATCATCACGGTCTTTTAAAGAACCACCAGAGGCCAAATAAAGCATAAGGTCTTCAGAATAGAAATTATTTTCTTGCGCGTCTTTTTTAAACTCTTCATTACTATAGAATAGGGTCTGACCTTCCAATATATTTTGTTTACGCCACGCCAAAGCAAAGATAGGTTCAATTCCACTAGCGCACCCCGCAATCATAGAAATAGTGCCCGTAGGGGCTACCGTCAAACGACAAGCGTTCCTATAATTTTCTTGAATCTTATAACTACTCTGTTCCCAAGCGGGGAAAGTTCCTCTAAGCGAACCTAATTCTAATGATTTAACACTTGCCATATGATTAATAAAACGCATAACCTCGTCCCCAACTATCCGTGCCTCTTCAGAGTTATATGGAATCCGCAACTTAATCAATAAATCGGCAAAGCCCATAACACCCAACCCAATCTTACGAGTGGCCTTTGTCATCTTTTCAATTTCAGGAATACTATAATCATTGGCATCAATAACATTATCAAGGAAATGCACCGCATTACGGATTACGTGTTGAAGCCTATCCCAATCAATCATGCCTTCCCAACCAACATCAGACTGGTCAAGCCCAGTGGTACGAACAAACTTAGCAAGGTTAATTGACCCCAAATTACAACTCTCATACCCTAATAAGGGCTGTTCTCCACAAGGATTCGTTGCAATTATATCCCCGTATTCCTCACCAACTTTATTATCTTCATTCATTCTATCGAGAAAGACCATCCCAGGTTCTCCGTTACGCCATGCACCCTGAACAATCTTTAAGAAGACTTCTCTTGCATTTAAAACTGAGACTGGCAAACCTGTTTTGGGGTCATTTAATGTATAATCCTGGCCCAGTTTAACCGACTTCATGAAGTGCGTGTCAACAGCAACAGAAATATTAAAATTATGTATATCTCCCTCTGTTTTCTTACAGTCAATAAAAGAAAGGATATCTGGGTGTCGCACACTCAAAACAGCCATGTTAGCCCCATCACGCTTGCCACCCTGCGTTATCATACTGGACACCCTAGAGAGGGTTTTTAGCACCTCTATGGGGCCACAGGCAACGCCATGAGTAGATTGAATCTTAGCCCCCTTAGGTCTAATTTTAGACAGGGCAAAACCTGTGCCACCACCAAATTTCTGCACCATAGCTGCATCCGTAGCAGACTTCATGATTTGTTCCATACTATCTTCCAATGGCAAAACGAAACAGGCTGACAAGGTGCCTTGAGCAGTGCCTGCATTCATTAGTGTGGGGGAATTAGGTAGAAATTCCAGATTCCATAGCATCTCAAAGAAATTTTGTTCTAAGAATGTAACTTCATTCGGAAGAACTTCATAATAACTATCTACCTCAGCTATTGCTTTCGCCACCCTCCAAAATAGTTCTGGTGAATCTTCTGTTGGGTTTCCATCCGTATCTTTAAGAAAATATCGGTGTGCCAAAATGGTTTCTGCCTGTTCAGAAATGTGTGTGTCTATCAATCTCCTACCCCCTATGTCCACAATA